TCCAGCCAAAAATCGGCTTCAAGACTCGTTACGGTATGATTGCTAACCCATACGTTACAACTACTGCTTCTGGCGCTGCTGATGCATCGACCTTTACAGCTAACCGTAACCAATACTATCGTCGTACTAAGGTTACTAACTTGATGTAATCTAAAGCCGTCGATAAGAACGGATCCCGGAAACGGGTTAAAAGGGAGCCTAAACAGCTCCCTTTTTTTCGTTATAAATATTGTAAAGGAAACAATAATGTTTACAGCTAATCTCTCAACAATATTAAGTGATGTAAGTAGTATAACGACAACACCAGTTGTTAACTATCTTAGACCGAACGCTTTTAGATTTTCAATAAAAAATCTACCAAGTGTTGCATTTACCTGTCAATCAGCTAATTTACCTGGTCTATCTTTAGGTTTTGCTACACAACCAACTCCATTCTTAGATATTCCTGTTGTAGGAGATAAGAATTTATTTGGAGACTTTACAATTCGGTTTTTAATTACCGAAGATATGTCAAATTACCTTGAATTATACGAATGGTTAGTTGCACTTGGCTTTCCAAACGACTATAATCAATATAGAAATTTTACTGGAGAACGGTTAAATAGGTTTCCTTTTGTAAGAGATGCTTCTGGTAGCTCAACTGCTATAGCCTACTCAGATGCAACTTTAACTATATTGGATAGTAATAACGTACCGAAGACTAATGTTAATTTTAAAGATACTTTCCCCGTCTCTGTGGAAGCTCTTGATTTTGATATAACGTCTTCCTCGGTTGAGTATTTCGTAGGCATCGCTTCTTTTAAATATAAACTATTTGATATTGAAGTATTATAATTCTTTTTTGGAGCTAAATTATGGCAACTAAGCAAGTTCAACTTTCCGTTGAAGAGATTCGTAAAAACAAATTCTTTATCGCTACACCATGCTATGGTGGTCAGCTAAATGAACCTTACTTCCGGTCTGTTATCAAAATGATGACATTCTTTAACGGTCATCAAATCCCTCTCGCATTCGGTACTATTGCTAACGAGTCCTTGGTAACACGGGCCCGTAATGTGTTGGTAGCCTATTTCCTTGCATCTGATTATACACACCTTATGTTTATCGATGCTGATATTGAGTTCCAGACAGAAGATATTTTGAAGCTATATGCTCACAAGAAGGATGTTGTTGTAGGTGCATATCCTAAGAAGGGTGTTGCATGGGATAAGATCAGAGCTAATCTAACTGATCCTGCTAACAAAGATAAGAACCTTTCTGATCGAGATATGGCATCTTTCGGTTCTGACTATGCTATTAACTTTAAGTTTGTAGATAAAGAAACTAAGACCATTGGTGTTGAAAACGGTTTGATTAAACTGCATGATGCTGGTACTGGGTTTATGATGATTAGTCGTGAAGCTATTCTTAAGATGATTAAGGCTTATCCTGAGCTTAAGTACAATAACGACGTTAACATCGCCAATGCTGACTTGAAAGATCATTTCTATGCATTGTTTGATACTATGATCGACCCTGTTGATCGCCGTTACCTATCAGAAGACTATACGTTCTGCCGCCGCTGGCAAGAAATTGGTGGTGATGTTTGGCTTGACCCATCTATCTCTCTGAACCACTACGGTCACTTCTGCTTCCAGGGTAACCCAGAAGCTATTATTAGCTTTGGACCTCAACCAGAAGAGAAGAGAGAAGAAATTTTAACTTTAGATCTCCCAGATTAAAGATCGAACTAATACATTATGAAATTAAGTGATTTGACGGAGGAGTGGACTAAGGACGCTCCTATTAATGAAACGAATCTCGGGCACGAAGCTGCCCGGGTTCCCATCCTCCATGCCAAGTATATTACAGTTATTTCAAAGACTAAGCTACAGCTACGTAAGGCTGAGTCTGACTATCTCAACACCAGGCGTCTTAAGTACAAATACTTTAGAGGTGAAATGACTAAGCAAGAATTGGAAGATGAAAACTGGTCACAATACCAGGGCAACAAACCATTAAAGAATGAGATGGATGAGTTACTCGAATGTGATAAAACCCTGGTAGAGTTGCAAGATAAGATAGAGTACTTTAAGACTACTATCTATACACTAGAACAAATAATCAGATCACTTAACTCCCGTACCTGGGATATTAAATCAGGTATCGAGTGGGCAAAGTTTACTAACGGTATGATGTAATGGCTGATATAGCAATCAAAAAGAAAAACAATGTTTACCTAACAGTACAATCAGATCCAAGTATTGCACAGGAATTGGTGGACCATTTTTCTTTTGATGCCCCGGGAGCTAAGTTTCATCCTTTATTTCGTAACAAGCTATGGGATGGTAAGATCAGACTCTTTTCTATGTTTACTAAAGAGTTATATGTTGGTCTAAAAACTTATCTAGAACATTTTGCTGAAGTTAATAACTACACAATTGACTATAGCGAGTATGTTGAAACTGCTGACACTGTAACGATAGAACGCCTGAAAGAATTTATTAATGAACTCAACCTATCATTGCCCGGTGGCGAGTCCATCAGAGATTATCAACTCGATGCAGTTTATAGAGCAATTACCGACGGAAGACGCCTTCTTCTGTCCCCAACAGGTTCCGGTAAGTCTCTTATCATCTACTGTCTACTCCGTTGGAATGAAAAGTTTGGAAGGCGACAGCTTATCCTGGTCCCTACGACCTCTTTGGTCGAGCAAATGTACGCAGATTTCCAGTCTTATTCTCAAAACAATGGATGGAAAGTTTCAGAATTTTGCTCACGTATATATTCAGGGCATTCTAAAGAGAACCTCCTTCCAATAGTTATTTCAACTTGGCAATCTATTTACGAATTACCAAAGAAGTTTTTTGAGAACTATCAGGTAGTATATGGAGATGAAGCGCATACCTTTAAGGCAAAGTCTTTAACTGGTATCATGCATAAAATGGTTAACACACCTTATCGTATAGGTACAACAGGTACATTGGATGGAACTAAGACTCATAAGCTGGTATTAGAAGGATTATTTGGTTCTGTATATAAGGTAACATCGACTAAACAGTTAATGGACAACGATCAGTTGGCCGAGTTAAAGATCTTTGGAATAGTACTTCAATATCCCGATGATGTAAAGAAGGCAGGCAAAGATAATAAGTACCCTGATGAGATGGACTTTCTTTGCGGGTACGAGCCTAGAAATAAATTTATTCGTAATTTAGCTATCTCTCAGACAGGTAACTCATTGGTACTATTTCAGTATGTAGAAAAGCATGGACAGATACTTTTTGATATGATTAAGGCCAAAGCCGGTGATAGAAAAGTATTCTTTGTATTCGGTGGTACAGAGACTGCTGATAGAGAAGATATCAGGCGCATTACAGAGTTAGAGAACGATGCTATTATTGTTGCATCCTACGGTACATTTTCTACAGGTATAAATATTAGGAATCTTCACAATATTATATTTGCATCTCCTACGAAGTCTAAGATTAGAAACTTACAATCAGTAGGTAGAGGTTTACGAAAAGGTGATGCAAAGACACATTGTAATCTATATGATATTGGTGATGATCTGACTTGGAAAGTTAGAAAGAACTATACCTTATTGCATATGATTGAAAGAATTAAGACCTATAATGATGAGCACTTTGACTACAAATTAGTAAAGGTACCTCTATAATGTACTGTAAGTTTTTAAAATTAACCAGTGGAGAGAACTTAATTGTCTCTACTGAAGATGAGTGTATGGATCTGGCTGATAAGAAATATATTGAAGTTTCCGAGCCAGTAGAAATTCATTCAATGAAGATGCCTTATGCCGGTGGTGTTATTGAGTCCTATATTATGCAGCCCTGGCTTAAAATGTCTGCAAAAGAAGTTTTAAGAATTCCTGCTCACAACGTTCTAATTGCAACTAATGTGTTAGAGAGAGCAGAAACTCAATATAAGCAATTTATTATTGAGTACGATAGTTTAGAAATGGCTACAGAAAACGATATTGAACAAGCACTCTCGGGTGATGACGATACTGATGAAATTGAAATATCCGAGGAGGATGAAAATGATAGTAGGTCAAGTTGTGGAGCACATACCCTCCACTAAAAAAGCCCCCGCCCATTACGTTGACAATAAAAAGTTTTTTGAAGCTTTAGTTGAATATCGTAAAAAGGTTTTAGAGGCAAAAGAGGGTAATCTAGAAAAGCCTAGAGTTACAGAGTACATTGGTGAGTGCTTTCTTAAGATTGCAACCCACCTATCATACAAAGCTAACTTTATTAATTATACGTTTAAAGACGATATGATATCTGATGGGATTGAGAACTGCTTGACTGCTGTTGAGAAGTTTGACCCTAATAGAGGTATGAATCCTTTTGCTTACTTTACTCAAATTACTTTCTTTGCGTTCGTAAGACGTATACAGAAAGAAAAGAAACAACAGGCAACAAAATACAAGTTACTTGAAAACATCGATATTGATATGCTGATAGCACATTCTGATGGTAATGAAGAATTTGCGAATTCATTGGTAGAAATGATGAGAAAGCATGTAGATAACATTGATATTGATAAGAGAACGGTAAAAAAACCTAAGAAAAAAGACGTTTCTGACGAAGGAACGCTTGACATTCAATAAGGTATAGCCTATAATAGGTACATGCCTGTTAAAGTATATTACTATATTAAAGATAAAGATGGTTACGCCTCAGAGGATAAGACCTATGAGAGTATTCCAGAGGACGAAGATGGCCTTTTCCTGTGGCAGCATATTAATAAGGCTCGCAAACTAGCAGGGGTACCTCGTGAACGTTTTTTTATAATTAATACCTCCTGTTCCCCTCGCAAGAAGTCAACTTGGATTAATCCAGATTGGCCTCCTGCACCTTTCCCTAAGCTGAAAAAAACCAGGTTGGCTTTCGGTAGATATGTTATCGAGAAACCACCAGAACCAGTTGATCCAGATTATGACTAGCCTATATAATGGATCGTGCCCTTCCACGTACAACTAGGAGAATCTAATGATTCAATTTGACTTTGATCTGCTTCCAGATCCCGACCGCCACCGTAAGATTAGCTTTGTAAAAAGTGGTCTACGTATTCTAGCTGGCATTGCCCTCATTTACGGTAGCCTTATTACTACTGGTATCCTCTTAATCGTTGCTGAGATTCTCGGCATTGCGGAGGAGCTTGTCTAATGGCTAAACTTAAAGTAGCAGAACTATTCTACTCTATTCAAGGCGAAGGTCGGTACATGGGTGTACCTTCTGTATTCCTTCGTACCTTTGGTTGTAACTTTACCTGTAGTGGCTTTGGTATGCCTAAAGGTGAATACAGTAAAGAGGTTGACTATGTTGCGGCAGAAGTTAAAAAGTATTTTGCATATAAAGACTTACCGTTGGTTAGTACTGGCTGTGATTCATACGCTAGTTGGGATCCTCGTTTTAAGCACCTATCTCCCGTACTTGATACTGATTCGGTTGCCGAAGCTGTTGTGGATTCTCTACCGTACAAAGAATGGAAAGAAGAGCATCTTGTAATTACGGGTGGCGAACCTTTACTAGGTTGGCAAAGAGCGTATCCGGATTTGCTTGAGCATCCAAAGATGAGAGCATTGAAGGAAATTACCTTTGAGACTAATGGTACTCAAGAACTTACCGATACGTTTAAAGACTATCTTGATAGATGGGGCTGGGGAGTACCTGGTAACTTCGATCGTCAAATTACCTTCTCAGTATCACCTAAACTATCGGTATCGGGTGAAAAGTGGGACGATGCTATCAAGCCAGAAATCATTGCTGACTATAGCATGGTAGGTTATGCGTACTTAAAGTTTGTAGTTGCATCTCAAGAAGATGCTGACGAAGCAGAGAAGGCAGTAGAAGCATATCGGGCAGCTGGCTTTACGGGGCCAGTATACTTGATGCCTGTTGGTGGAGTTGAGTCGGTATATCATATGAACAATCGGGCTGTGGCAGAACTTGCCATGAAGAAGGGCTATCGTTATAGCGATAGACTTCAAGTGCCTTTATTTAAAAACGAATGGGGAACCTAAAATGTCATTACAAGTTGGAAAAACAGATGCCGAACTAGGCTATAAAGTAGAAGAGTATTTGATCTCTAAAGGTGTTCATACACCTATTGTATTAGATAGACTTGGAGTTAAGGACGAGCGTAAGATTGCAAAGATTGAAAAGAACTTTGCTGTCATTATGGAGACGTTAGGTCTTGACTTGACCGATGACTCGTTGATGGATACACCTAAGCGTGTAGCTAAGATGTTTGTGCGAGAGATCTTCTGGGGCTTGAAACCAGAGAACTTTCCTAAATGTACCGTTATTGATAATAAGATGGGCTACGATGAGATGGTGGTTGAGAAAGACATTACTATGATGTCTAACTGCGAGCATCACTTTGTTACTATCGATGGTAAAGCACATATTGGTTATATTCCTAAAGGTAAGGTACTTGGTCTATCTAAGTTAAATCGTATTGTAGAGTACTTTGCCCGTCGCCCTCAGGTGCAGGAGCGTATTGCTGAGCAAGTATATCATGCTTTGTCTTATATTCTTGGTACAGAAGATGTTGCAGTTGTAATTGAAGGTACTCATTACTGTGTTAAGAGCCGAGGGGTTGAAGATCATTCATCCTCTACCCTTACGGCTAAGCTTGGTGGTTGCTTTAAGAGTGAGCCCGATTGCCGTGCTGAGTTCATGTCGTTGATTAAAAAATAATATGACCCCTCATTATATTATGAACGATGTACCTGAAGTTTCTCAGGTAATATGGCCAGCTTATAAACCTACATTACAGGAAAAGCACGGTACATCGGGAGAGACAGGAGCAAGGGGTGAAGATAACGCTCTTAAACTTCTTACGGATAAGAAACATTTTCCTGATTTTAAATTAATTGTAAAGCACGAAGATGCAATGCACCAGTTGATGGGGGTTGACTTTACTTGTTTCGGTAATGATGGGGGTCATTTTGTAGATGCTAAATCGGGTTCTTCATCTTTATATTGGACTAAAGAGCTTGGTTGGTATGTTACTTTTCGAAATGAATGGTTTGCTAACCCACATAAGAAGACCGAATACTTTATGCATCTAGGACCCAAGGGTGATATATTTGCTATCTATCACGTTGGGTCCCTAGGGTTCTGGCGAAAAAGTAATCTTGATAAATTTCAAGAAGGTAAGTATGGTCCTATACTGTTGAAGAAATACTGGGAAGAAGCTACAATATATACTAACCTTAATTAATTATATGAAAATATCTCATGAATCCCCGCTTTGCCTTCTTGATCGGTCTCGTAGTTATAACGATTACGATTACGCTCTTGTCCACCTGTTCGAAACAGAACCAACCTACTACCAATTCTTTAAAGATTCTCTAGCCCAGGGACGCCATGTCTTGCTAGATAATTCTATTTTTGAGTTAGGTACAGCATTCGACTCCGATCGTTACGCCTATTGGATTAAGGAACTACAACCTACTGAATATATTATTCCCGATGTACTCGAGAGCGCTCTCGGTACTATGGATAATGCCTTAGACTGGAAAGAAAAGTATTCCGATCTACCCGGTAAGACTATTGGTGTCGTTCAAGGTAAGACATACGAAGATCTTGTACAGTGTTATGATTATTTGGATACTGTAATTGGTGTAGATAAGATTGCTATTTCATTTGACTACTCGTACTACCTCGAGGTATGTCCTCATCCTAACAAATGGATGGGTTACGCATTAGGTAGGGTACAAACTTTAACTAGGTTATTACAAGATGGTGTTATCAATACTGAAAAGCCGCATCACCTCCTTGGGTGTGCGTTACCGATTGAATTTATGTTCTATCGTCAAGGTTTCGAATGGTTGGAGTCATTGGATACTTCCAACCCTATTGTTCATGCTTTGCTGGGCTTTGGCTACGAGCCTGGTGGTTTGGATGCTAAGAAATCCATCAAGCTCATTGAGCTACTTAATACTCCTGAGCCCTCGGTAGCCACTATGCATACCATTAAGCATAACATCTTGTACTTCCGTTCTTTTGTTCACGGGTACAGATAATGTTGTGGGTTGCATTCTTTAGTCAGACAGGCTCTGAGATTGTAGAGTTATCTAAGTCTATTAAGCGTAAGCCAGACTTATTGGTAACTAATAACTTCGAAGATAAAATTAAATTTCACCCAGGCATTCGTGAGCTGGGTGTTACTATTATGTCTGCCAAGCATGATATGATAATGAACTACTTTAGAAATCAGGTGGTATATAATGTTCCTCAGACCCTTATTAGTCTTCATGGCTACCTTCGCATTTTACCAGCTGATATATGTGAGAAATACGAAGTATATAACGGCCATCCTGGAGCAATTGATCTCTACCCTGAGTTAAAAGGTAAGGATCCTCAGGAGAAAGTGTGGCAAGAAAATGACAAGTATCGTATAATAGGCAGTGTTGTACATAAGTGCACTGCTGAGTTAGATGGCGGCGATGTACTGAAATCTGTTTATGTTCGTAATAGAAATTATAATAGGGAAGACTTATATGCTTCACTTAAGATGACTTCGTTATCGGCATGGAATTTCTTCTTAAGGGAAAAGGGATTATGAAGATTGGTATTACGGGTGCGCAGTCGGTAGGTAAGACTACTCTATTGAATGCGCTGCGCTCGGAAAAATTATTTAAAGAATATGTTATATGTGACGAAGTAACTCGTCGCGTAAAGAGCTATGGCTTACCTATCAATGAAGAAGGTACTGATATAACTCAACGTCTTATTATGAATGAGCATATCGTTAATGTGTTTATGTACGGTAATATGTTAACTGATCGTACTGCTTTAGATGGGTTAGTTTACAGTACATATTTGTTTAAAAATAATAAAATTAACAATACTACTATGAAGTATGTTAAGGACGTATTTAATAAAGTATGGCATTCTTATGATTACGTATTCTATATTGAACCTGAGTTCGAGATAGTGGACGATGGTGTACGTAGTATTAATAAGCAATTTAGAGATGAGATTGCAGATCTGTTTGAAGCAACAATTGAAAAAGAAAAGTTAAGTATGCTTAGAGTCAAAGGCTCTGTGCGTAATAGGGTTAATATAATTATAGATCATTTAGAAGGAAGATAATGAGTAATCAAGACGAACTGAATAAGCTGGTTGGCGTTCACCTAGGTAAGGCAGGGGATGGGTCAGCTGTTAACCCCTATGTGACGCCAGATGAAGTTGATCCAAGTCTGTTAGTTTCGGTTCCTCGTTATTTGAATCGTACAGCATACGACATTCAAGAAGAAGAGTTACCCTTTGTTGGTATAGATGCCTGGAATGCATATGAGTT